TCAGACCAAAATCGAGGGCCTGCGAGTACTCTACCTCAACGCGCACTCCGTGCCAACGAAACCACAGATAGGCCACGTCAAGAGCCAGCATTACAGCCGCGATAGAGGCGATTGCAGCACTTCCCGGAATCGGCCTCCGAAGATGCAGCCAGAACAGAACCGAGGCGCTACACAGGCTGATAACCGACCATGACCGCCAAGCCGTCTCAGGAATGAGCAGGCCTAGCACATACGCTACTGTCCAGCCCGTCAGAATCGTCAGGGCATACGGGCTTGCTCGCCTGTCGAAGAACGACAGAGCGCAGACAAACAGGCAAGCCAGCCCGTACTCGATCATTTCTTCTTCGGCGCAGGGCGGGCCACGCGACCGGGCGGCGGGGGTGGCGGCGGGGGCGGAAGTTGGCCGCCGGGGCCTTTGCTCAGTTTCTTCATTTCAGTCTCCTTTGGGGTTAGGTGGCGATAAAGCCATGGGCACGGCATCGAGCCAAGAGCGCATTTAACTGTGTGATTGCTGAGGCTGCGTCGGTAGCATCCGCCACAGCCGCTCCTTGAAGGCCCAACACCTTCGTTGACCCCGCAAAGATGGACGTGGCGTAATAGATCGACCGGACGCCAGCCGAGGACGTGCCAATATCATACGCATTGTTCGACGCAGGGAAATAGTGACCCGTTCCCGACCAGTCCCACCGCGAAGTCGCGTTAGTAACAATGCGGAAAGTGTGGTTGGTCGCGGTCCCTGCTGTTCCCACTGAAGCCTGAGCGTTGAGCTCAATCTTTGCGCCGCTCTGACGCTCCGCGCTGATAATGCTGTTCGCCCCGTTGCGAGACAGGACCAGATTGGCGTCGGCGCTCAGAGTGTTAAGCGTCGTCCCGGTGGTGCGGAGGCCAACTAGCGCGCCATTGTTCGTTCCCGAGACGACCGAGTTGTTTGTGTCCCAGCCAGCGTCCCCGCCATAGCCTCCCGTGATGTTATTGGCGGTGTCAAACGCGGTGCAGCGGCTTCCGCTGGAACCGGAAGCAAAGAACACGCCGTAGCCCTGACCGCCCTTTTTACCGGTCGTGGTCCCGTTCATGGACTGCCCGCCCGTCAGCGACACGGCAGAGCCAGAGCTTACATAAACCCCGTGATAGGTTCCGTTCTGGACAGTCCCATCAACCCACGAGTTGTCAACCGCCGTCGTCCCGGTCAGGACCAGACGCGACACTGAAGTATCAATGAAAATGCCATGTTTGGCGTTGCGCGAGGCGGTGTTCCCCGCGCCCGAACAACCCTGCACGTTGTTGAACGCAAACCCGTAATCTAGGCCAGCCGTCGCCTCGTTTCCGCTGATCGTGCAGTTGCGGATGCTGCTGAACTGGAATCCCGGAGAGCCGTTACCGCTGGCCAAGTTTCCGATAAAAACACTATCGCGAACAACGTAGTCACCGTTCGCAAACGTCCCCTTGCATTCAAGCCCCTGCAAGGTGTTGTCGCACAGGACGTTATTCGCAAAGACACTTTCCACGAACCCGTCGTAAAGGTCAGCGCCGTCACGGGCGTTGTCGATGCAAGTGTTATTAGCAATGATGGTCCGGTAGGTAAGACCACTGGTCTTGATCCCGTCCGTACCAGACAGGCGGCAAATGTTGCCGTAAATCTGGCTGTTAGAAGTACGAACGATCTGAAGGCCAGAGCTTGCGGTGCGCTCCGTGGTGCAGTTCAAAATACGGTTTTTGGTGTTAACCGAATAGTCGCCAACACTGTTCGCAAGATACACACCGTAGTGACCGCCAATGACAGTCACGTTCTCAACGATGCAGCCCGTCCGGTCCTGAATGAGAATATCCGAGCAGCCAGACGCTGCGCCAGTGGCGATGTTGGTTGCGTTAGCGGTGCCGTTGACCGTAATCCCCGCAATCCGCACATTGTCGGCGTTGACCAGAATACCGGGCAGGTTCTGTGCAGCGGCGGTGTAAACAAGGATGCCGTTACCAAAAAGCTGAGTGCGGTCCGTGCTGACCACAAGCCCGTAAACATTGGCCCCCGACGTGATCTTGTACGTCCCGTCCGGGAAGAACACGGGGCGTCCGGTGTCGATAGCTTTCTGAATAGCCGCCGTGTCATCGGTCACGCCATCCCCAACAGCCCCGAAATCCTTTACAGACACCGAGTCGCGAAGACGGTCTTGAACCCGGCGCAGCACCGCACCGACGCCAGATTGCAGGAAGGCCGCAAGCGTCTGGACCACATAGGTTCCGAACGCACTAGCCGTCAGCCTCCGCAAAGGCCCCGGCGAGCGATAGGCTGCCAGTACGTCTGCATCCTCAACCGGCGTAGAGAGCGCGGTAAGTTCTGGATAGGTCTTGCGGGGGGTGAGGGCCATTAGGCAAGCACCTGAATATTGATGCTGGTGGGACTGACAGGCCCAGCCGCGTTATTGAATGCGATGATGGTGACGTAAGCAGTGTTCCTGCTACTGACTTGCAGGAAGATGCGTGGGTCAGTGTCCTCAAAACCAAGGAAAACTGCGTAATCTGTGGAAGCCATAGCCGTCGTGAAGTTTACTTGAAAAACGCCCGTTCCAAGCACTGTCACACTGGCGATGTTTCGTCCGTAATCGACGGTCGAGCCACTGAAATGACCCCACGCTTTAAGCTCAGTGTTAAGCCATGTACCGTCCGCGCCTAGAACTTTCCTAGCCGCCGCGTCCCCCGCAGCAGGAGCCGGAACAAGGCCCTTCGTTCCGCCAGCCCCCGAATCCCCCACAACCGCATTGAGGATTGCCGTCGCCTGAGTAGCCGACAGGTCTTCAGGAGCGCCAGAACCCGCCGTGGTGCGGCCCTTGATCGTCTGCGTAGCCATGTTGGCCAGCTTGGCATTCGTGAAGCTCGCATCAGGAACCGTGACCGTATTGGAGAAGGTTTGCGGGCCTGTGAATGTGCCGGTAGCGGCTACCGTCAGGGTATCACCTACGGCATTGCCAAGCGTGGTATTGCCGTTGATCGTCAGGTTCGCGGAGGCTGTGATGCTCCCCGTAACCGTCACGTCTCCGGTGATGGCCAATGGGCCTGTAATCGTCCCGGCGAAGGTCACGCCGAGTGGGAAGGTTACGCCGGTCGAGTTTGCCGAGAAGACAGCAATGCCGCCGCACGCAAGCGCAGCCTGATTAGCAGCCGGGAAATAGAAGCCCGTATCGCCGTCTCCAATCACAGAGATTGCAGGAGCCGAGACAAGGCCGTCAGAGACGGAAAGGCCCTGAGCAAACGGGATGCGCGCCGACGCCGTGGTCTGGCCGTCAGATGCAAGCGAGCCCGTCAGCGCCGTAGCCAGATCGGCAAGCGTGACGTTCCAATCATCCGAGAGAATGGGCGTCTCGGGAGTGGCCGGGTTCCAAGTGTTTGAGGGGGGCGAAAATGATCCGCTGCCATTTCTAGGCAAATCGGCCTCCAATGATGTATGATGCGGGCATGGAGAAGATCGTCATCTTGCTTGCCGTCTTGGTTATGCCGTTTGCGGGAGAGTGGGGGACGGCGATCATTGTCTTGCTCGCCTTTGTCCTTGTGTGGAGTTCTGAGCGTCGGGCACAAGTTGTGACGCCACCACAGGCGAGCGCAGAAGTGCCGCAATCAAGCCGTCCACGTCTCGTGTGGAGCCGCCCCGGTCAGACGCTCGATAAAGCTGGTTAGCCAGCGCAATAGCAGGCTTCGAGTACGCAGCAGAAACCCCGCCGGTCAGAAGCCCGGCCATCGTCAGCGCGGCAGGATCAAGGCCGAGAGCCATGCCGCCGCCGCCGAGGCCCGCACCGGTCACCAGCGACCGCAGCGGCGTACCGCTATCAGGGACAGTGCGCGGGAGAACTAGCATTGCGTCGTCTGTCAGGTCTTGCATGAGGCTTTCGCCCCGTGCGGCCCGTCTATCGCTCGCCTCGCCGATAACAGCGCGGTTCAGAGTGGCGGGCGACGCATCCCCGCCGCGACCAGCAGACGCAACGTCGGATGAGGCTTTGCGGACAAGGCGGTATTGAGCCTCTGCTGCGTCCGCCGCAGAGACCTGATCTAGCGCGTCTTGCGAAACGCGGCCAAGGTTGTCCCGCCATGCCGTCCGCGCTTGGCGAAGACGGTCACGCAAAGCGGTCATTTCAGGTCGGGTCGCCGCGCCTGCCTCAGCCTGTCGAGACGCCGCCGCTAACTGAGAGTCGATTCGCTTCCAAGTCTGCCCGTCAATCTCGCCAGACGCCTGACTCAAGATGTTATCAAGGGTCGAGTTCAGGGAGGCCGCCGCGTCGCCCGTCAGCATATCGGGCCGCCGCGCTTCTAGCAGTTCCGCCAAAAGTTGAGGGTTAGCCGTGTCCACAGAGACAGGATCAAGAGCGCGCCCATAAGCGCCACTAATAATGTCGTCAACCGACCGAACACCCGCGCGCCCCGCCGTGTCATCGACCCGTTGGCCAAGCGAGGCAATCGCCGTGTTAGATGCCAGATTGTCGAAACTGGAAAGCGTGTCCCGTTGGCGAGAGCGGATTACATCGCCCGCGAAAGGAAGAGACGTTAGTGCGTCCTCGACACGCTGAGAGCCGCCACCCAACATTTGCCCGTAGGTCAGTTCTTGCCCCATGCGAGACAAGCGCCGTTGCGCGGTGTCGGTAGCGGGCTGCGCAAGGCGGTTAACCCCCGCCTGCAAAATACCGCCAGTTCCGGCTGACAAAGCCGCCCCAAGCGCCGCTGCCTGCGAGCGGTCCTGAAGGCTACCGTCCGCGTTCCCCGCCCCAAACAGCGCGCCGCCAGCACTACTGAGCGCCGCCGCCCGCAATGACTTGTCCGCAGCGTTTGCGCCCCCCGACACAATCTTGCTGCCAGCCCCCCACGGGGCAAGCATCGTCGCACCAAAGCCAGTCAGGCCCCCCGCAACGCGCTGGGCACGGTTAGTTTGGTTGTCGATTTCCTGAAGCGCGCGGTAGCTGTCCCGCGTGTCGGAGTAGCCCCGGCCACTGATAGCTCCAGCCGCCGCTACAGCCGCATCCTCAAGGAACGGGACTTGTTCGGCCGTCGCCATTGCAAAGGCGCGGCTTTGATCGCCAAGATTCCGCTCGCGCAGATTGACGCCCCCTAGACCCTGATCGTTCGCCGAGTTCTCGTCAATGTACGCATCGCCGGTCATCCGCCCGATAGAGCCGTCAGGATGCTGAACATACATTCCGCGAGACAGATTCATCGCGGCCCTACGTTGCGCGAAGTCCGCCTCCGAGCCAATCTCTACGTCTTGCAGAACAAACGGGTTGGCCTCCGAGGAGCCGGGGCCGGTATAGGACGGGGAGTTACGCGCGTTCATCGCCGCCAGCGAGTCGGTGTAGATGTTCTCTGGACGGTGAATGTTCGGGTCGGATGGAGCGTCCTCGACAATCGGGGCTTCAGCCGCCCAATCCTCAACACCGACAGCCGGTTGCTGGCGACGTTCGGCCATAAGCCGATCAGCCTCTTCCGGCGCATACCCCTGATAAATCAGGTTGTCGCGTTCCTCCGCATCCGTAATGCCAAGGTCATTAAGGGCGGGAGCGGGAGGCGCAACAGGGGCCACAGGCGCAGCACGGCGCGGCTGAGGACGCGGAGCCGCAGGACGTGCGCGAGGGGGCGCAGCAGGCTCTTGGCCGACAACGGGAGCATTAGCCCACCAAGCGTCTTGCATGGTCATGGCTTACGCCTCCGCGAGCCATCGGGGGCGATAAAGACAGCGCCGCTAGGAAGCGCGTCATACTCCTCACGCGACTGAACACTAACAGGCTCGCGGGCCTGACGCTCACGGGCCAGACGGATGCCTTCCGCCAGAGATTCCGGCGTGTAACTGACATCAGCGCCAGACATTTGCTCAGCGTACTTACGCTCGCCCTCGGTTGGGTTCGTGCCGAAGAACGGAAGGATGGCGGCGACAAGCTGACGCGCTTCGTTTTTGAATGTCTCGGTAGCGCGGACCTGACGGATAGCGTCTTGGTTTCCTGTCGCAGCAAGCGCGCGAGCCGCGCTGAGGCGTTGTTCAGCGGCATACCCCGCGATAACGTCAGGGAGCAGGGCTTCCATGTTTGCAAGTTGTGGAAGGGTGCGGACAGCCGCCGACGCGCGAGAGCGGGCCGTTTCCGCCGCTGCAACCTCGTTTCGAGCGGTCCCTATGGCACGTTCACGGTCTTCCGCAGACTGACCTTGGAATACACCGCCCGCCGCCGAAGCCGCTGACATGGTAACCGGCTGACCTTCCGGGCCTTGCACGTTGACGAACTGATAGGGCGCGCGAGCCGCCGCTTCCGCCCCCGCCGTAACGCCCGCGTAACTGGCGCGGCTGGCGTTTGAGGCGTCCGCCGTAGCGCGCTCCCTAGCGCCTAGAGCCTCAATAGCCCCCGCCAGATTGCGAACCCCGACGATGTTGCGGTTCTGGTCGTAAACAGGCTCCTCGCCTTGCTGAAGGTCGGGAAGGTAGCGACCGCTGGCGGCGGGATCGTTAGTGTCCACAAGGAAGCCGTTGACGTTCTCGACGTTGCGGAACCGCTGGTTAAGAACCTCCGGGTCGTTCGTGTTGAACGGGGTTCCATCGGGACCGATTTGAATGTCCACTTCCGGGCGCGTCGCCATACGCATCCGGATTTCTTCCCACGTTTGCTGCGCCCAAGCGAGCTTACCGGGATCGCCGCTGTTAGCCGCTTCGGTAATCAGTGCAATCTCTTCCGGAGTAGGCCCGCGCGGGTTCGGGGGCGCAGCGGGGGCCGGTGCGGCTTGTGGGGCAGGCATGGGGCTAGCCGCAGGCATAGCGCCTTGGGGCGGGAGCGGCGCGCCTTGAATGCTCGCAGCCGGGGCAATCTCAGCCTGTTGCGGGATTTGCGTATTCGTCACCGGGGGCGGGGAAAGAGCATCCGCCAGAGCCAGAGCCGCTGGGGCAGGAGCCGAGCCCGGAAGAGGAGGGAGGCTTGCCAAAAGCCCTTCGCGTTGAGCATTCATCGCCCCTTCGCGCTCGCTACGAACCGTCTTGTCTGCCTTGTTAGCCCCCCACTGCGTGATGCCTTGGGCCAGCAAACGAGCGCCAAGCTCGCCGTAACCGCCCCGAATCTCGGTCGGCTGGCGTTGTTCCTCAAGCATCTTGGCCAGCAAGGCGCTGCGACGCATTGCGGGCGTCTCGATCATCTGAGGGGCAGGCATGGGGGCGCGGGCCATTTACAGTTTCCCGTAATCGACCATGAGAAAGCCCGTCCAGTGACGGACAACCGCATCAATCCCCATCTTAAGAACGTCCTGCGCCATCACGCCGACATGACGCTTACGGCCCCAAACATAGCGGTATTCATACACCGGAAGGCCGTTAGCCATCGTGCCAACGCGCTTAATGTCTCGCTTCAAGCGGCGATCCGAAGCACCAATAGCCGCCCCGCCAAGCTGGAACAGGCCGCCCATCAAGGCTTGCTGTTGTTGATTCCGAGATTGATAGTTCTGGTTCTGCTGGTTCAGGCTCAAAGCATTAGCCCCAAGCACGTCAGTCTGGCCTACGCCGGTCGGGTTGTACTGAACGCCCGTAGGCATTCCGACCTGCCCCGTCCCCAAGAGGGCCTGTAGCTGCTGAAGGGGTTGGTTCTGCTGATAAGCCCGCTCTTGAAGGCCCTGCGTCCGTGCTTGATTGTTGAACGTCGAACCGGCCAAGCCTTGCGAGAAAGCCCGCGATTGTTCGTCCCCGCCTTGGAACAGCGAGTCAGCCCGCGCTTGTCCGTAGGCGTCGTTACGGTCCCGAATCAGGTCTTGGCGCAGATTGCGGGAGGCGTCGCTATTAGCCCCCAAGCCCTGCGCTGCGAGCTTGGCGTCAGTCGAGGCTTCGTATTGCTGCCACTGAGGGTCAAGACGGCGCGTCGCCTGCTGATAGGCCGCGTCTTCGTACTTACCCCGATCAAAGGCGGCGGGGTCAAAACCTTGAAGGGCAGGAAGCCCCTCGGTGTTAAGCGGCTGGCCAAGGGCCGCGTTCACGCGCCCAAGCTGGTCACCCGCCGTTTGCAGCGCACCGCCATAGACGGACGTTGCCCGGTCATAGTTCTGCTGTTCACCGGCAGAGAGATTGGTTTCCTGACGATAGCCACCGGGCGCTGACGGGTCCGCAACATAGTTCACGGAACCTTGCGGCCCGCGAGTGTTTATAAGATTCATTCTTTGCTGCTCTTGCGCCGTGCGAATGTTCGCAGCCGACTGAGCGTTAGCAAGTTGGACGGGGTCAGGAGCCGCCGGGGGTTTTGGCTTCGACATTTACGCGGCCTTTGTTGAAGCGGTGGACTTGCCACTCGCTCTTGAGAAGACCGGATATGATACAGTCGTCGTCACCGTAGCCACTTCGTACCGTTCCCTCGTGTTTGAAGCCAAACTTTTGGAGGAACTGGCGAGCCCGACGCAACTTCTTGGGCGTCAAACTGGTGATCCGGTTGCAATCGAGTTGATCGAAAGCGTAGCTGAGTATGCCCGTGACGAGACTAGGCGTCAACCAGTTGGGCCGGATCGCGGCAAAACTGACCTCAATGTTGCGGTATTGAGGCTGATACTGGTTGAAGACCACGCCACCGATGAGATTATCATCCTTATCGACAACCCCGATTGCCTCGCACGGTCCCCAGTCCAGCCCGTGGCCGATCTGGTCCGCGACCCATTGGGCCACTAGCGGAGAGAAGGGGCCGGATAGCAATTTCATTTGCGCCTCCTCCAAGGAGCGGGCATTATAGCCCCGTAGAGAGCAGCGTGGAAAGCAGACACGCCGAGAATAGCTCACTGACCGTACGAGGCTTTCGTTGGACCCGTCTATCTGGCGGGCGAGTACGGAGCCGGAGTAGCGCCCGGCCTCTCTACAACTGCCCGCCCGTCTGGTTCTGGTACTTCACGTTGAAGGAGATAATCTCGCACGGGGCGTTGGTATTGCGCGCGGCCTGAACCGCGACAATCCCGTCTCCATACGAAACGTCCTCATCCTCATCCACCGCAAGGTCAACATAGATGACCGGGCTAGGCGTCACCCGAAGGCGCACGGCTCCGCAGTAGCCAATCCCGGTAACCGAGGTCCAGCTATCCCGCGTCTCGATACCCGGCGACCACAAGGCCACGTCCCAAAGACCCGTGTCCCAACGCCCCCCCGTGGTGACAATCGTGGTCGGAACAGCCGTAGGCACCTTCTCTTTGAAGTCGGTTACAATCTCAACCGCTGGCGCTAGGTCCGTCGAGATACGCAACACCGGCTGGAGCATTTCAAACTTCTTCAGGCTTCCCCGTGAGCCGAAGTAGTTAAACGCTGTCTTGATATCCCCCACGATGCCCTCAAGATTGTCCGAATAGCCCGTGTCCCAAAGATACACCGCCTCCGTTCCGCCGAAGTACATTTGGTCATTGGCCACCGCCCAGCACAGGGCGTTGATGCCTGTGAACCGACACCACGCGCCCGTCTGGACGTTCTGAACGTATTGCTCCGCACGGGTCAGATTGGCAGTCGGGACATTGAAGATCGCCAAGGCCCCCTTAGGATAAAGCGCCCCTTCCCATCCAAAGTTTCCGCGATACCGCTGCGTCGATTGCTGGAAGGCGTTTTGAATCCGCTGCGTCAGGGCGACTAGGTTTTCCTGCGCCCGGTCCAAGGCAAGAGCTTGCGAGAGAGGAACAACCCCGTCCGTCGTGAGGAGAACAAGGTCAGAGCCGTATTTGATGAGCGAACGGCGCGAGAGGGGAAGGCCAAGGTCATAGACCCCCACCAACGCCCAGCTATCCGCGTCGGAAGGGTCTAGCCCCTGATACACCGCCACCTGACCCTGTGTGGTGACAAACACCGCCAGATCATCCGCACCGGAACCCCCGTCCAGAGTCCAAGTCGCCTGACAGAGAATCGAGCCACCACGATCAAAGATCGGTCCAAGGTCCAGCAAATCCGCCGCGCCTTGGATAGCAAACGGCGCGAGGTACCAGACACGCAAGCTGTTCTCCTGAACGAAGAACAAGCGGCCCTTGTGATCCATCACGTCGATAAGCGTTCGGGGATCAAGCGTAATCACCCCTGACGTGCCTGTGATGGCCGTCGAGGCAAACGCGGTCCCTTCGTAATAGATGGGAGCCACAGCGCCGTTAGCGGCTATCAGGAACGTCCCCGCGTCATTGGCGAAGTTGATCCATTGCCAGCGCGGGCTTTGAACGCCGCTGTAAACCTCTACCGGCGCATCATCCTGATTCGACACGTCATAGATGCTGCCTCCGCAACAGGCGAAAATGTCATCGGCGACAGACTGGTTATGGCCCCGCCAGACCATGATAGTCTCTGTCGGGAGCGTCAGGCCCTCTTGCCACGGGATATAGCCCTTACGAAGCTCGACATAGCCCGCGCGGGGAATGAAGTTGTCGAGGATCACCGCGTTCTCAGGCGGCATATTGGCTAGGGGCGATTGAGCATCCCAGCCACCCACCGGAGCCGGAATAGCCCGGCCAATCGTTACGCGCTGCTGACCCACCGAGCGCACAGGTTGCCGCCCGTATCTCTGAACGGCTTGCCTCATAGCGCGACCCACACTCCCGAACGATTCTGATAGCCTTGCGAGCCGATGTAAAACAACCTTCCATCCGGGCTGTCTGCCGGGTCAGGAAGCGCAGAAGAGTAGCCCGGCGCATAGGTCGTCAGAAGACGGTTGATCCGCTGGCGCTGCGTCTGCTGGTTCTTCGTGTCGTTTATGGTCAGGGCGAAGGTCATCCGGGGAAGTTCCCCTCGGATATGTTGGCCGCGTACCCGTAGTAATCCCCGCCAGCGGTATCAATCACGCCATTGCCGCCATCGCGGGCCATGCGTTGATTGCGTTCGTTCTGGTAGGTTTTGAAATCCTCGGCATATTCCAGCCCTTTGGACTTCAGGAAGCGCCAACGGATGCCAAGCGGGAAGAGTTTGCTATCCAGATACGTTTCGTCCGTGTCCGCCTCAAACTGAGACTGAGGGACGCCAAGGGTCGATTTAGCCCAATCTGTCGTGATGTACTCGTAAGCAATCTCTTGACCGGCAGGCGGGGTCGGCGTGACAAGGAACTGCCCGTCACGCTCCACAAAGGCCAGAAACACCCGGTTGAGTTGGGGCTGCGCTTGGATAGCCTGCCACTCTTGCGGAGTGATAGGGCCATAGATGTTCCGCATGGTCGTTCGGTTGAAGAACGAGTTAGCGATGAAGTGGTCAAAGTCCGAGGGGACCGCGCTGGCCTGAACCGCAGATGCCACCGTATCGAACAAGTGCTGACGACGCATGATCTGCCAGTCATACGTTCCGGCTAGCTCATCCCCTTCCTCATTGGCCAGCGCGTAAAGCTGCTGAACCTGAGCATCCGTCGAGGCGACGACTTCGGTAGGGACCGGAATCGAAAGCAGGCGGCAGGACCGCTGGATAATCTGTAGCAGCGTGAGCGACATGGCTTAGGCTTTCGGTGGACGCCCGCGCTTTTTAGGCGTCGGAGGGGTTTCGTAATCCGCAGGGACGTGGACGTGTTCGTCGCTTACGGGTCGGAGAGCCCCTCCCGGCTCCCCGCTTTGGTCGTGATCGAACGCCTCAAGCGGCGCGTGATTGAATGCCTCTACTAGATATTGGTCGTACTCGAAACCATGCGCTTTCTTGTCAGCCTCCGTAGCAGGACGGGGGCCGATCACAGACGCCGAGTCTGCCTGAAAGCGGAACATGAGAACGCCGTCCTCCTTGAAGAACCGCGCACCGGGGCGGTACATCACGTCTCGTTCCATCTTGCTCATGCCGCTTCCTTCTCTTTCGTGGCCTCAATCGCAGCCGCTAGTTTGTCCTCAAGCTCACGGATACGCTGCGTCATTTCAGCAAGGGGCTTTTCGGCGTCAGTTTGTTCAATGAACCGCTGCGCCTTGGCGCGGAGAGCGTGACCGCCCATCGGAACGCATTTGGCAAGCTGAGAGTCAGACAGGCTCGCAAGGGCCTCCACAGTGCGGATATGGACGCTGTTAAGCTCCATCACCTGACTACGGCCTACACCCGCCCATTCGTCCAGCGGAGTGCCAGATTCAGGGGCTTCCATGTTGGCTTTGAACGCCGCGTACTTCGTAGGCCACCGATCCCGGTGTTCATCCTTCACCGCCACGTCAACGATATTCTTGTTATCGCCCGGCACGATAAGCTCGACGTACTCAACGTCGTTCCAGACCTCACGGCCTTGCTTCTCGCTTTGGAAGTTGTCTCGCACGGGTTTGATGTGAAAGCGGGGGATGATCCGGTCCCTGCCATCAGGCGCAACGTAATCCATCATGTCCTCCTATACACGGTGTCATTGCCAATCTTCATAACGCGCTTGTAGCCGGGCAAATCAGCCAACCGGCCCAAGCCCTTCTCTTCAAGCACGACAATAGGCGAAAACTTCTCGATTGTCGCCCTCGCGCCTTCGATTGCATCCGCTTCCGATCCCTCAATGTCCAGCCAGATAAGATCACAGGCATCCAAGCCCAGCCCGTCAATCGTCATCACCGGAACTGAGCCGTTTGGAACCGTCTTGTGTGCCCCGCAATTATCACCCTCGACCACCTGAACGGAGCAAGTCCCCGCCGCCTTCCCTAATGCCGCCTTGTAAATGGCAATGTTAGGCCGCGTCGCGTTCCTCAAAAGACAGGAGAGGTTCTCATCATCCGGCTCAAAGGTTACAATCCTCTCAAACGCATCAGCGAGCGCCAACGGATAGACGCCGACGTTTCCACCGGCCTGCACACAGACTCGCTTAGTCTCGACCAGCGGCAGAACAAGAGGCATCGCCTCCGCGCATTGTGCGACTATTACTGGCCTAGCCCGGCGATCCGCGTCAGGCCACCAAAGGCCGTCAAACTCTCTCATAGCAAAGCCTCCTGAACGGGCTTGGCGACTGGCTCGGCAAAGAGCCGGGGCTGTTTGTAGGCCTCCTCGATACGACGGCAGGCGATGTCGAAATACGGTTCATGGATTTCGCACCCCACAAACGGCCTTCCTTTGACGCAGGCAGCTATTCCCGTGCTTCCCCCGCCCATAAACGGGTCAAAGACGACACCATGCGTCCAGCCAACTACAACCTCCATCAAGGCCACCGGCTTCTCAGTGGGATGAAAGTCGTTGCCCGTGCGCGGGCATTCGATCACGTCGTTAGGCCGCTTGCCGGGCCAGAAATGGCTTTCTCCCGCATAGAAAAAACACACTTCAGTCTGGCGTCCGTGTTCGTGCTCTAGGTCTCCCATTGACCAGTTGTTTTTGACCCACGTTATCAGGCTCTTTGGCTTGGGAATGTCCGCCAGATTATCCCACCTGCCAAACAGATACCGACTATGAGAAACCGGAATCGCGCAGGCCCACTGAAGAAGATCGACCGTTTCATCATTAGCAATCTTGTCGTGCTGAACCGTTCGGTAATTTGACTGAAACGCCATCCCATACGGCGGGTCCGAAACAACCGCATCTACCGCTCCAAGGGTCGGCAGAATGTCCCGGCAGTCGCCCAAATAAAGCGTGCAGTCGCCGATGGTTTCCACGCGGCTCATGCCAGCAACCTCCCCATATCCGGAATCAGGCCCTTCCCATGGGCCACCAGCTTAACACCACGGTCGCGCAGATACAAAAACTGCTGCTGAAATTCCATAGCCTGCCTAATCATCCACCGGGCGCAAGTGTAGGTCTTGCCCGCTATGGTGACTTGCATGGTAGCCTCGCCATCATTCAGGGCTTGCGGATAGGCGTGATGGCTTTCCTCGGAATAGGAGCTATCGAAGCCGTACAGGTGGATTTTCTTGTACCCCGACAGCCACGCCAGATTGATCGCCCGGAGCCCTACAGTCCCCCCGCCCGGCACGAGAACGCACGGCCTTTGGTTCGGCCCTTCGTCAAACCACGGGTCAATGATCTCCCGTAGTTCCTCGCCCGACCCCATGCCGTTGTGCCACAGAACAACATCATGCCCCGAAAGCGCATCAAACACGCACGGATGAACCTGCGAGGCGAGGAAATAGCGCACGTCCTTTGGCGCATCCTCGACCATTGAGAGATTTTCTTCCCGCGCATCCAGCATCACGTGCGCGTCAGGCTTCAGCCCCTTGCTCATCAGATAGCGCAGGGCGTTGTTGACGGTGATGATCTTCGCGCCCCGACGCTTCCAATCCTTCAGCTTGGGTATGCTGTCTTTCATGGAGGGACCGCCACCGACAATCACGGCGACCTCCTCACGCTCTCCAAAGCCTGTGAACCACGGAATGTCCCGCAGCACGTTCGCCCGCACATTGGCATAAGCGAAGTCATGCGTGACGTTCATGCCCTTTAGCTCTGGCATGGCCGTAAAGCCCCCGACGCGCCAGACACCCGGAACCCAACCCTCCGTCACTTCATGGGGCTTGGGATCGCCGTGGAATATGATCGCCTTCGCTAGTTCGGGAGGCCACGCCACCGCATCGCGATAGGAGACAAACCAACCCTCGGGGAATGTCTGCCACGCCGAGACTTGGCTAATCCACTCTTGGTCCCCACCGTTGACCTGACCAGCCGGTAGAAGGCCTTTAAGGCTCTCCGTAGGGCGGTCGATAACGTCTGGCGTGAAGCGGTCCCAAATGGCGCTATGCTCGCCGTGCGTCCAGCGCATCACGGAGCTATTGTAGGTCGGCCAATGCCAATCCTTAATGATGCCGTGCGGAAGTTCCTCAAGCCGACCCGTCACGCATACGTCTAGGTCCATGTAGAGGACTTCATCGCCCCAAACCCACGGCATGTCCCGTGAGAACAGAAACACCTTCTGCCACCAACCCGGTAGCGCGCGGTTGTAGGCAATCGGTGTGATGCCTTCCGGCAGGCTGTCGGGATCGTCCGTCAGACACCAATGGCATTGCTCTTCTGCCAGATGCCTAGCGATGCCGTCGTGGAGATTGGTGACGTACTCGATTGGGTATTTTGAGCCGACGCGGACGGAGACGACGTTAATCATAGGCCCGCCTCCTTTGCCTTACGGATAGTCTCCACCGCTTGAGGACCAAAGACTAGCCGTGCGGAAAGCCCATCGCCCCATCTGATTGAAAGCCACGGAACGCCAAACACGCCAGTTTTCGACTTCCAGCGCCAGACCGCAAACCCTTTGTTGGCGCAAACTCGGTCTAATGCGACGACTTGGGAAAGGCAGTCGGCACCAATCCATGACGGATGAGTAGCGACGCGGACGCTGACGACGTTAATCATCGGGTCACCCGCTTTTTCCACGCCGCCCGCGTTCGCGCCTTGATAATCATGAGGGCTGTCCGGTGGTCTTGAGTCGGCGCGTCGCTGCCTTTCGACACGTTGCAGCGTCGGTGCGCCACAGTAAGGTTCCCGTGGTTCTTTCCGCCCGCACTTTTGGGCTGGACATGATCCAGCGAAATGCCGTCAGGATGGTTCATCGGCATAGGGTCGTCCGGGTGCGCCAAAGGCTTCAAGCAAAGAGCGCATAAGCCACCCTGAGCGGTCCAAAGAGAGACCCTGATATTCCGGCGTTTGACCGGACACTTGATAACCGACACTCGCCACCTCCATAGCAAAAGACGCCGGACCGAAGCCCGACGCCTTAAGCTTAGCGCATAACCCCCGTGGAGGCGAGAGTGACGCGAAAGGACTAGAGGGCGGTCTGTTTTGCCCAAAAGTACTGGCCAGCAGTCACGCCGCCCGTGGTGTTGACCGTGAAGCCCGCCGAGCCCGCATCCGAGGACGCGGAACCGGCAGTACCGATCAAAATGGTAGCCGTGGAAGCAAGAGCCTCCGAGGCGCGGGCGTAAACGTGCAGTCGCGCATCATTCGCCCGGATGGACGTGTTGACGGCGAAGGCCGGGGTGGACGACTTGGAATCAAGATCAATCCCAAGGGTCGGAGTGGTCGCGAAGACCGTTGCGGCAGTCGATGCCATGTTAGTTTCTCCTTTCTAGGGGGATCAGGTTTGGAAGAGGACGCCTTGGAGGAAGGCGTTCGAGAGGGTCATGTTACCCGCCCAAACGATCGGCTTCACCATGGCGTCTTGGTTGATGGAACGGACTTCCTCAAGCGGGACCATGTTGCGGTCTTTGTGAGGACGCCAGTGGATATAGCCCGTGTTCAGCATGTACATATGATTGTCAGGGCAAGCGCCGCCGTGACCGCCATCGTACACAACGTCCGTGCCCTTGTACTTCAGCGAGACATAGCCCGCGTCAGCTTCGTTCGGGTTCGTGACGCGCTGAATGTCCTGCAACGCCGACTCGTAGAAGCCGAAGTAGTTGTCATCACACAGGATCAGGTCAGGCTTGTCCGTACCGCGCGAGCATTGGCGATACAGGGTGTTCATGAAGCGGACGATGTTAGCCGCCGAAGCCGCCGAACCGCCGTCAGCCGTAGCCGCGAACTTCTGGTTTTGCCAGAACGACCACGTCGCGCGGTTGATGCCGCCGACAGTGCCCGTGGTTGGGTCATCAGCCACAAGCAGTTGCAGGCCGCCGATCTGCTTTCCACCCGACGCAGTGCCGTTGGAGTACAGGTCTTCAGCCACACCGTTCTGCATGGTCTTTTCCGCGTTTTTGATGCGCGAGGCCAGCAGATCAATGATCGCATCAACGCCGGAGTTTTGAAGCTGCTCCAGACCGCTCATGGTCACATTGACGGCGATTTGCTTCCAGTCGAACTCAGCAGCCGTGAACACGTCGCTAGGCGAGATATTCAGGACTTCGTAGCCGGAGTAACGCTGGTAAGTGACGTTCTCGGCGTACTCAAGCTCTTGCAGGATGGTGCGACCGCCAGACACCGGCTTGATGGTGCCGCGACGGTTCATGCGCGACAGAATCGCGTTGTTATTTGTGATATTGTCCGCCAGCTTGCCCGTGCGTTTACGCAGGGTAGTGGTGGCGATTTCCGAGACATTCGGGGATGCCATCTAATCTTCTCCTAGGCCGAACCGGCGACTTCCTCAAAAGCCGCGCGAATGTCGTCCTCAATGGTGCCATTTGATTTACGGATCGGCGTATTGCCCGGCGATCCAGTGACGCTGACAGCCGCCCTGCGAGCCTGCGCCGCCCTGTCCTGCGTCGGAGCCGCCGTCTGCTTTGGTTGCAGGAACGGGCGAATATCCGGCCTCATCCAGCAAGCCATGTCGTAGGCTTCCTTCAAATCCTGCGCCCGTCCGTTCTTCAAGAGCACCGCCATATCGTCGCGGACGTTCTCAAAATACAGGTTGGCCGGATCGTTCTGGAAAGCCTCTAACTGACTCACGATAGGCGCTGTCTGCGCCGTCTGGACTTGGCTTTGCAGTTCAAGGAGTTGCTGCTTGAGAGTAGCAATCTCGGGGTGGCTGTCCGTCACGGGCTGGGGCTGTTGAGCCTGTCCCTGTTGCGGCTGGGCCGACATACTCACGCCGTAAGAGCGCGCCAGAAACTCAAGACCTTGCCTCGGGTCTTTCTCCAGCAAATCCTGAGCCGCAAGCAGCGTCTTGATTGCCGAAGCCTCATCCATCCCCTGTGCGGCCCAAAGGGCTCTACGGGGGGCAATGAGTTGTTCCAACGGTTCGTACCGCTTCACTTCCTCAGACTTGCGCCGCAGTCCGTGGTCGATCTCCTGCTCCCTCTTCGCAACGGCCTGTTGCACTTCCGGGGGCAGTTTATCGAACGTGGCCTTAGCCGCAGGCGACCATGAAGCGGGGGCGCGGATGGCAAGCTGTTTAGCAGGTTCCGCGACTGCCTCTGAGGGCTGGTCGGTAGTATCTTGCGCTGTTTCAGGCTGCTTTGCAATAAACTTCCCGTCAGGCCCGCGCTCACGACCGTCATTGGCCTTTTCCGCGCCCTCCTCGGGAAGTTCTACCGGCCCATCATTGGTCGGATCGACCTCTGTAACCGTCTCAACCGGCTCCGGTGCGTCGTTCTCAAGGCTGGCCATCGCCGCCCGAATGTCGTCTTCCATGTCGCTCATAGTCTGGCCTCCACCTGATCAATCGCCGTCTTGATATCCTGCTTAAGCTCACGGTCAGACAGCACCGCCCGTGGCTTTGGCGTCAGCTTCTCATTGCCGACAATCTCGCATCCCGCATCCTTCACCCCCCGCTCATAGGCAGACCGGGAATCATAGATCAGCCCGTTGGCGTGGTTCATGATCGGGTCCATGCCGTCAGACCGGATCGCAGGCATAGGAAGCTCAGACCTAGCCCGGCGGAACTGCTCTAGGCAGTCTTGGGGCCATTCGGAAACCTCGTGCATATCCCCGCACGATTTACAGACGCGGTAGGTTGCTCGGCTCAAGTGTCTAGCGTCCCCAAAGCGGACCAGTTGTCATAACTCTTGCTATCCGCGAAAGCCTGCATGGCCTCGGTCAAGTTCGTATAGCTCGCCGTCAGCCGTGAGTTGATGAAGCGCAGTTGTCGCTCATTGAACGTGCCAGCCGGAACGCCCTCGGCATCAAACAAACGCAGCAAGTCCTCGTTGTAGTTCGACGCGGTCGGGAAAAGGCTCAGGTCATACGCGCTGGCCTGTCGCAATCCTTGCTGGGTCATCAGGCAATCCCTTGCGGAGTCGGATCACGTTGGAGCGCCGCAGCCTTCACCTGAAGCTCTTGGCCCTTAAGCTGCAACTCAGCCGCTCCCAACTGGCCCTCCATCTGCGTCCGCTGTTGTTCGATCTGCGCCTGCATTTGAGCCGTCTGTGACTTCATCTGCTCAACCTGAATCGCGCTCTCATCGGGGGGCGGCGGACCGGGAGGTTGTGCGGGCGGTTGCGCCTTGGCTTCCTCAAACACCTTGTCAATCACGTCTTCCATCTGACGTGAGACGTTGAACGTCCTAGCCCCTTGCTTCAGAATCTCAGCGAACAGGGGAGCCGTATAAGGCGCGCCGGGGACAATCGTAGCCGCAGCCTGCAACAGCCCAACCGTGGCCGTCGTGAACTCGGTGTAAGCCTGCTTGGCCGCGTTCTCATCCGGCTCAATGGTCGAGTCAGTCTCAACGTCGATACGGAACGAACGCAGCGCATCATTCTTCAGCAGCGCCATGACCTCATCCCATGAGGGTTGATCCATCAGCGCCAGTTGATCCGGTTGAGGAGCCAAGCCCGGAGGAACCGGCATCCCCGCTTGTTCGGCTTGCTGGATCATCTGCATGACTTGCGCGATTTGCTGCTTTTCCTCTTGGGTCAGCAGCTTAACATTCGTCATCACCTTCAGCGTCTCAACCCCGAAATGCTCGGCGATGATCTCAGCCTTCAGGCGGATGGCGTCACGGCAGAAGCGTTGCAACTCCTTCTGACGGTCACGAACCCGCAGGCTTCCCCACTGGCCCTTCAGCCGTTGAGCCGTCGCCGTCTCGTTAGGATCGCTCTCGCCCCGGATGATGTCTGACAGGCCGGTGATCTGGTAAATGTCGTTCAGGACTTGCGCACGGGCCTCGTAACAGCCCTTCAGCACCTGAATGACCATATCGACTGGAACCCACTCGATAAGCCCCTTGACCCCGCCCTTCTCTTTCCAAAGGTCGAACGTATCAATCGGAATCAGCTTGTTCTCATTGCCCGGCGAGAACACCAGTTGAAGCTCTCGGTTAGCCTCACCCGCATAGACCCCCACCATTCGCAGCGCGTCTTGCAGCTTGCCGATCCGGGCCGTCAGGTCGTCAATCTCCGACGCCTGATCTTGATACATCACATAATCCGCAACCGGAATCGTGCTGTCATTCGCTGTCGTGGCGTTCAGGGGCGAGGGGCAGGGGAAGAACTCACGCAGGCCTAGCGGGTCTTCCCTCTGGTCCAGAACGTCGCTCGTATAGCCCTTGCAGACCCAATAGGCGGTCTTGGTCGGCTTGTCCCAAATCTCATAGACCTCACCCGTCTGCGTCGCTTGCTTCTGCGCGTCCGTGGCCGGATCAGCACCAGACGCCGTCGTGGTGATCGGAACTTGCTTGGCCTTCTCCTTGCCAAACCGCTTTTCAAGTTCAGCCTTGGTCATATAGACCCGGCGCGCCACCCAACGGACCTCAGCCCACTCACGGCTAGGATTGGTCAGGAAGTCTTTCCATGAGACGTGATCGCACTGGACCTCCTCATAGACCACTTCCTCCCCTTCTGGCCCCTCAGCCTCGCCAACCTCCGAATCGTCCGCGTCCTCTTCCCCCTCGCCTAGCTCCGGGTCTTGCTCGGCGTTCACCTTCTGCATATGCGGAATGTATCGCACCCACACCTGACCACGGCCCGGCAACAGATAATCCAGAACGCACAACTTCACCCGCCCGTCGAAGTCGTATTGGTCGAGGCTGAAGCCCAACGCCCGCTCAAGCACGTCAGACGCAACCTTGCCTACCGGGTCTTCGTCACGATAGCGCCTGTCCACCATAGGCTTGGGCGCATTGGCATAGATGGCAGGCTGTAGCGTCTGGACGTTGGACCACAGAACCGCAAAGCGCCGCTTATCGAAGCCAGCAGACGGACGCCCGCCCGTCCTAGCCCGGTTCTCATTCTTGAAGCGGCGGACAATCGTATCGCCAGACTTCCACCACGGCTGAAGTTCTTTCTCAGCAAGATTGATCTCGTCAATCCATTTGGTGACAAGGTCGATGGCTGCTTGATTGTCTGGCTGCTCGGTAATCATATGCCATCGCTCGCGGTTGCATGAACATATCGTGCGCGGTTCCGCTTGTCGATAGAACGATTATGCGCGCTCGTAAGCCGGTTCTGTCGGCTGGTTAGCCAATAGATCATCCCATGTCATATCCATGATGCCTTTGATTGGCTCATCGGGATTCACAATCTCGACCGGAAGCTCCTTGTAGCTCAAAGCTTCGTATCTGTAGGCGTCAGCCCCGTGCGAAGCCCAGTCACCGCGCGGCGTATCTTTCCAAACGCCCCGATCCTCATCCCACTCCTTGCGGTAGTTACGCAGGCACTTGAGACCGTCTGAACATTCTTCCTCATCCCACACACTGATCGCCATAAGCTCGCGAGCGGCGTTAATCCCGTCATCCACACTGCTTAGCGGTATCTTCTTGGTGTTCGGAAACTCCTTCAGGAACTGCTCAATGCGCGTGAGCCCGGTTCCCCATTCCTTCACGCGGATGTCGTGCGGCATATGCTGGCGTCCGAGAATCCAGCCGTTCCGCTCATAGATCGCCCGCATCCCCTTGACGATACTAGGCATCCCCTCGCCGGTCCCGTATTGAAACCCGACGTTTCTGATCTGGCCCGGCAATATCTGGAAGTACCAGATAGCGTGATGATCCCCCAATCCGATGTCGTGCGCGGCATGGACCGGGTAGCCCTCAACCGCCTTGAACGAACCAATCCGCTGCTCACTGTCAGCCTTAGCCATCTGCTCGGCGTAATAGGCCCCCTCAACACTGGCCTCAAAAGCCTCCTCCGGGGTGGACGGAAACTCCCGCTTCATGTCCGCGCCCTGAACCTCGGCCTTCTTTGCGTACCACGCCTCCTTGCGAGGGTTGAGCGGTATGCCAAGAGTTAGCAGGCCATCGAAATACAGCCGCATCTGAGCCGTAATCACAACGTCCGCAGGGTCCATTTCATAGGCAGGCTCACGCCACCACGAATAGAAGTGAAACCGCCAGTCAAGCTCCGTATCAGCCACGCCCTGACGCTTCCTCGCCTGCGCAGCCTGACACATATCGTAGT